ACTCGCCCTTTATTGTCAAAGTCGAGGCCTAGGGTTCTTCACCCTGGATCTTCCGCACTTACATTCCATATTTCTTAATGGAGTGAAAGAGGGACGCCTTAGTCTTGAGGGACCGCTCAGTCGAGCTGTCTCAAAAGAAGTCAGAGTGCCAAGATTATTCTCGGGACTCTGGTTGCGTGTCTTTGACAAAGATGCTTGCTTAAAGCATGAGGTAGACGCCACTGCTGTCGCTTACCTTCGAATGTTTTTAACATTCGGGAGTAAGTTGCAGGTAGAATGCTCAAAAGACCGCATTAGAGCGGTAATGGGGGCATACTATGACGTCGAATCCAAGCTTCGAAAGCCCACCCTCGGGTGGACAGACGATAACTTGGGGCTCTCCCACACCCCACATAACGTTGGGTGCGGTACCTGGAATCCAGAACTTAGGGACAGAACCAGCAATGGTAATGCCCTCGGAACAGAAACCAGGGACCTATACGTTGGAATTCACAGTTACTGTGGTTTCAATCGTAATAGTCATGGTCATCTTTTTGATTCTCCGCTTATCGCGGGCAAATCAATAGGTGACAATGACTCAGGAGATAGCCTTCGCTTGTATAACCGTCCAATGCATGTGCATCTTGTGCAGGCAATGGATGGGTCTAGTGATTTTCATTCTCATTCTTTACCTCTATTCCGTAAGGAACGAGGTTTAGAAGAAAGGGTGAAATTACTAGAAGACCAGCGAATCCTCCGTCAGATCCAAAAGGTTGCGGATCTGATCGTTAGTTCCATGTCCTATTATGATCCTGTTGAGTTTTCAACTCAACAAGACTCTGATAGTAATGGAATTGGCTTTAAGCATGGACCTGGTGCTGTTGCGGAAGGGCTAAAGAGTTGGGAAAAGTCCCAATTCCCTAACTGGCCGCAAAAGCTTCAAAACACCTTTCCTTATGAAGTCTGCGGTAGAACTGCAGGCTCCCCAGAGGTTAGACCACCAAATCATGAGGTGGCAAGTAAGCTGATGAGTGTGCCTAAGACTGCTAAAGGTCCTAGGCTCATTGCGGCAGAACCTGCATCACATATGTGGTGTCAGCAACTGACGTGGCGCTGGCTTGAAAGAGAATGGAAAAAGATGTTTTCATCTCAATTCATTTCTTTCAGGGACCAGACACTCTCAGGTGACTTGGTTTTGAAAGCATCCCGTGATCGGGAACTTGTTACGATAGATTTATCGGACGCAAGTGACCGACTTACGTGTTGGACCGTGGAACGGATGTTTCGATGTAATCCATCGTTACTAACCGCTCTGCACGCCGCACGTACGAGGTATCTTAGAGACTCAGTCTCGAAAGATGGTGACTTCCTGTTATTACGGAAGTTCGCCTCGCAAGGTACAGCAACCACGTTTCCTATAATGTCGCTCGTGATGGCTTTCATCTCGATAGGTTCTACTATCGAGGGTGAGCCAACAATGGCTAAAATTAGGAAGCTTGGTAACCAAGTCCGTGTGTTTGGGGATGATATTATAATCCCCTCACACGGGTATGTACGACTATGTCGTGCTATGGAACTCCTTCAACTGAAAGTTAACATGGCTAAGAGCTATGCTAGCGGACATTTTAGGGAGTCCTGTGGACAGGATGGGTATTTGGGTTACGATGTAACCCCTATCCGTCCGAAGACAATAGTCGGCGACAGCCCGGCGTCGTGCCAGGCTGTAGTAGATAATGCAAATAACCTCTTTAATAAAGGATATTGGCATGCTTCGAACGCCTGTCTCGACCTCCTTCCTGCACGTCTTAGACGTGGAATCAGGATTGTGGGTCACAACGACGTTGGGTTCTCCGGTCTCACCTCTTACTCTGGAAGCGATGAATCTCATCTTATTCAAAGATGGAATCCTAGCCTACATAGGTACGAGGTCCGAGTTTGGCAACTTTTTGTCCAATCTCAAAAGAGACCGAGAGACGGATATTCGGCATTGCTGGATTTCTTTGCCAGCAAGCACAGTCATGAGTATTCTCGGACTGTGTCTGAATTTGCCGATGTCCGGAAGACCAGAATTGGTCTTCTATGGGAGCCCTCTAACAGTTGCGGTCGGGTATTTACTAGACCTCAAGAGCAAGGGTATGTTAGATAACTATGACGTAAGTCAAGTTTCTGACATAATCGATATCGAAGGTAAACCTGGATTTAGGGTTTCCGACGATATCGCCTTTGGCATCGAGAGATATCTATTGATACACGACCTCAATGAGGCGATGTCTTACATAAAGGAGAATACCGATGTGTAAGTACTATACATCACCTGGTCTTTTGATAACACTCAAGTATGCGAAGGATCGTACTGACGTTCTTAGCAATCTACTTTCTGTAGGTCGCCTTGTAAGGTCAGAC